TGTTGTGACAGGTATCGGTGCTGGGTTGTTATGTATTTGTATGAGTCATATAAAAGGATATAAATGATAGGAATATTAGCAAAGATACTAGGTAGTGGTGATGTGATTAAAAAAGGTTTAGATTTAATAGACGATATGCACACCTCTACAGAAGAAGAAATAAAAGCAAAGAATGATGCCAAGATTGCATTGTTAGCTGCTTATGCACCATTCAAATTAGCACAGAGATACCTAGCAGTTATGTTTTCTGGAGTGTTTGTATTTATCATGCTAAACGGTGTACTTGGTGCATTATACGGTATAATAGATATGAACAATGTTAATGAAGCCAAAGCATTTGCTAATGAAATGTGGTTAGGTGAGATTATGTTAGCGATTGTTGGTTTCTATTTTGGTGGCGGTTTATTTGAATCAGCGAGAAAGAAATGAAATTAAGTCCTCACTTTAGTTTAGAAGAACTGACGCACTCCGATACTGCCACTAGGCTTGGTATTGATAATACTCCTACGGTTGAAGTCATCGATAACTTAACATTTTTAGCGAAAGAATTAGAATATGTCAGAAGTATACTTGGTGCTCCTATGCTTATTAGCTCTGGGTACAGGAGTGTGCCTCTTAACGATCATCTGGGAAGCAAGCGAACTTCTAGCCACATCAAAGGTTTGGCGGTTGATTTTATCAGCCCTAGTTTTGGCAATCCCCATAGTATTGTCTCTGCTATAGTTATGGCTAACATAAACTATGACCAAGTTATTTTAGAATATGATAGATGGGTGCATTTGTCGTTTAAACAAGTTGATCCACGCAAACAAGCATTAATTATAGACAAGAAGGGAGCACGACCCTTTGAAGATACTACTACTTGATATAGAAACATCACCTAATACTGCTCATGTCTGGGGTTTATATAATCAGAATGTAAGTTTAAACCAGCTCATGGAATCCAGTTATGTCATGTGCTGGGCAGCTAAATGGTTAGGTGAAAAAGAAGTATTTTTTAGCAGCATGATGGAAGATACTCATCGTAAGATGATAAAGAAGATTTACACTCTTTTGGAAGAAGCTGATGCGGTGATACATTATAACGGCACGAAGTTTGATATACCAACGCTCAACAAAGAGTTCCTATTGCTAGGACTTACTCCCCCATCACCTTACAAAGAGATTGACCTACTTCGGACATCACGATCCAAGTTTAAGTTTCCTAGTAACAAACTTGATTATGTTGCACAAGCATTAGGTCTTGGTGGAAAAGTAAAACATATTGGTCATGAGCTGTGGATACGGTGCATGAATAAAGATAAACAGGCTTGGGATATGATGAAGAAATATAATATCCAAGATGTTGTATTGTTGGAAAAGGTCTATGAAAAGATGTTGTCTTGGATTAGAAACCATCCTAACCACAATGGGTTCACAGAGGGTGTTGTATGTCCTAACTGTGGTAGTAGTAGCTTACAAAAGAGAGGTTTATCTTGCAATACAAATACCGTTTATCAAAGGCTTCGCTGCAACTCTTGCGGAAAATGGTCGAGGAGCAACAAGCAAGTGAAAGAGATGAAAAAGTTACAATCCGCCATCAGCATCTAGGGAGAACTATGGATATAGACGAAATAGCAGAAGTGATGACAGGTAAGATTATAGAAGAAGTTGCTATTACTTATGGTGAAGACACTATGATTATCTTCTTGTCTGACGGTTCTAGTATAGAGATCGTTATTGATTCTATCTATGCAGACATTCCAGAACTAGATGACTAAAAGAAGTATTACTTTACCTGACGGAACAGAGACTGATAACTATAGTAAGGATTATCAGAGATATTGCGAAGCACTAAACCTATCTAAAAAACCTTTGTTTAAACGCCAAGAATGGTTAAACAAGTTACAGGATGAAGAAAGGGTAGAGAAACTAAAATACTGGCTGACATTAATTTGGAAATCTAATACCTAACACCTTCAGGTAAAAAGAATTCATTCAAATCAGAGTTCTTTATTTCATAGTGTGGAAATTTTGTTGTAAACTTTGTATTGTTATCCCTGTTTCTAACTACACCTTCTTTGTAATAAGTAGCCTTTTTAAGAAAATCATCTTTGTCTATCCATCCACATATAGTTAATATTCTTTTTGTTTTATACAGACTGCAAAAGATATAACGATCTACATTATAATTAACCTGCATTGCTACTAAATTATTTACAAAATGTTTTTGTGGTATACTATCTCTTCCCATTGTTTTGACATCATATGTTTTTCCATCGTATGTAAGATCAACACCTCCATCAAAACCACCTTCAAAATTAATATCTACACCAAGATAATCAGACACAACCTTTTGTCCTGCAATACCAATTCTTTGCTGTTTAAACGTTCCATCTGCCTTTCCTCTATTACCTAGATTATATTTTCTAGCAATGTTTAAACTGTATTTTGCTACTTCATCAGATACTGATAAGTGTATCAAGCTCCAACCCTTCTGCCAACAATAGTTAGTAGATTATCTATTGCTAACTCCAGTTTCATTTCATAATACATAGGCTTCTTTGTCTTTAGATAACGAGCATAGATGGCTTCTTGTTGATCCTTTGGTAGACTATGTATCACAGCATCTACTGTTCTTACATTGTCGTCCTCTACCTCATCATACATATCATCAAAGCTACCAGATGCACCTCCAGATGACATTCCTATAGACTTACTAGGATATCCTAGCTTATGATTATCAGACCTCATGTATAGCCTCCATCTATCTAATAATTCTAATAATCTATTCATCTCCATTACTCGCCCCAATACACACTATTGTAATGACTCTCACCATAAGATATTTTTTGTCCGCCATATCCTTTTGATGTTCCATTTTCTATATGGTAATGTTTCCTATTTTTTATTTTAAATTGTTTTTCTACTTGATCTGGTGTTGGATAAAATAATTGTGATAACAAACAATCTTTAACATTAGAGTATTCGTAAATTCCTTTGTCACCTTTTTTCTTTGTTAGCATCTTTTGATTCCACATCCATGCTAATACATTATAAAGCGATTCTTTTCTTAACTTTAAAGCTCTAGCTATGTTGCCACAAGTCATTGAACCAGAATTTAATTTCTCTATAATTCTATCTGCTACTTGTTCTCTAGTTAATTTAGTACCATTACCAGTCGTATAATAACTTACGATAAATCCTGTATTTTCACTTGCCATCTGTTCTTCTCCTTATAAAAACCCCAAAGTTCTATTCTTATACCAGCCTCTCTCACCTTTCCAATATTTTCATGCTCTGTCATCTTTTTTCGTCTAGCAGACATATTAGATTTAGATGTTACCTGTATAGCTAGTACCTCATTTCTTTTAATAGCGAGAAAGTCTATAAAGCCCCACAAGTCATTCTTCTTTTTACTGAATGTGTTGTACTTCTCTACATTCTCTACAAGGTATCCTTGTTCAGTCAGTCTTTTTCTTGTCGGTATGTTTAGGTTTGTCGCCATCTTTCTTTCCAAATATTCTATTCCAATTCTCTTCAAACTTTTTAGGGTCTGGTATTGGTCTAGCTGAACTACCTTTTCCCATAATCAATCTCCTTTTTAATAAAACCTTTCGGCATATAAATATAGTCTTCATGGAGACAGCTTGTATATTCTGCATCTTTGTAATGCTGCTGTACATATTGATTAGCTACGGCACAAGAAACAAAGTGCCCAATGTATTCAGGACTGTCCATCGTCATATAAACTATTAAACAGTATTCAAACATAATAAGAGAGAAGTATCCTAGCACTTTGTAGGAGAGTAAAACGCACCAATGAGTGGGTGCGATTTGATGTAGCTAACATACTTCTCATTACTATTGTATTCTATATATGATTAACGATCAAATACAAACTGTTACGCCACTGTCATCTGTGGTGCATACAATGATATTGTCATCAGGTGTAATAACTACTTTATCATCTGCAAATGTGTTTAAACAACATAACAAACCTATAACTAATACACTAACTGTTCTCATCACCGCTCTCCTTAAAGTTTATTTTATTATCTGGAAACAATTTATGTCGTTTACCAGATACTTCTTGCTCAACCTCTATTCTTATTTCACCCTCTTCTTCAAAGCATAAAAGGTTTAACCAAATACCATCAACTGCTACTCTTTTTATTATCATTTAATCTCCACAAAAACATGGTATTGCTTCTTCATCTTTATCAAACATATCTTGTTGAGATGTAGCAAACTCTTTTAATTTATTATAACTAGGTCTATCTTTACGAAACCTAGCACCATCCTGTTGCATAGTTTTATTTATCTCTGCAATTTTTTCTACTCTAATCCACCAATCTGCACGACTTGGCTTCTCTTTTATTAAGCTAACTATTTGATATGTTGGTTTTAGAAAACATAGATCACAATTTCCGTGCATTGTAACACCATTCATGTTTGGTAAAGCTAAATCAAAATTTTGTTTAGACCAAAATTTAGTAATATCTTGTTTTGTAATACCGTCTACAAACAAAGGAACTCTGCTTACATCAACTTTAGCTGCTCTTCGTGGTTCATCTGCCCTTATTCCCATCCAATCCATATTTTCATTATGTTTCCAACCTATGCTTTTCATATACTTATCTATAACTCTTACCTTCAAATGCCCAGTACATGCTCTTGTTACTGGATTTGGTAATGCACTAGCGTTATTTATGTATTCTAAAAATGGTTCGCCATTACGAGATGCAGTTTCAAAATCTACTACCTTAAATCTTTTGCTTGGTTCTTCATGCCATACATATTCTAACCATGTTATTGGCACATTCCATTTATCTGAACAGTCTTTAACAAATTGTAATGTGGCTTCTTCTTCTTTACCTGTGTTAGCAAAACATACTATTGCATCATCAGGCAAACCATTATTGGATTGTAATACACGCCATAATAAATAAGCAGATGTACGACCACCACTAAAAGATATGACTGTTGGTTCTTTTATTTTATAGGGGTCTTGCATATACCGTGTCCCTCAAAAGTTCTACCACACCACCATTTTTTTTGGTCGTAAGTTTTAGCAGGTTGTTTGCACTTATGGCAAACCTGTTTGCCTAATTTAATCTTCGTCATGTAATGGATCGTCAATCCATTCATCAGGTGTTACTGGAGATGACTTCTTTTTATCTAACTCATCTGCCAAATCTAATGCGTACCATGCAATCTTGCGTAACTCCTGTGACCAATCGTCTTTATTACCTAATCGTTCAGAATACTTCATCAAGTTACCTTTAACATAGTGCTTGTAATTATCACCTAGTTTAGCTTTGATAACATCAATGGTCTCTATCCCACCCACTTTATAATGGTCAGGATTTATCATATCTTTCATTTCGTTTCCTCAATGATTAACATACCTTTTTCAAACTCACAAACTACACCTGTCGCCCTTGTATAGATTGCTTCCCCTTCCTGCAACTGCATCAATAGTTTACCTTTATGACATATCATGCTGTCAGGCTGTGTGTTTATTGATATATAATACTGTAATACTATACCAATAATCAATAATATCATAATCATTGGTATCAAATATTTCATTATTTTACTTACCATAAACTAATCCTCCTCTGAATAAGTTTGTTTAAACAACCTGTATAATTATACTTGTAACAAAATCTATATAGAAAGGAAACTATTATGTGGACAAAACCATCAGCAACAGAAATGCGTTTCGGCTTTGAAGTTACAATGTACATCTGTAACAAATAATTAATAGGGAGGCTCATCGTCTCCCCATTAACCTTTCATACATTCCAGTATTATTCCTGATCCAATAAAAATCTAACTCCACCTTTACAAACCCTTTTTTTTTAGTAAATTTAGTTAAGAACATTGATTTACCTTCAGGTAGATATTTAATATTTTCTTTAGGAATATATCTAATCACTCTTTTAGAATGGGATATCATCTTTCATGTTACTCGCTGTTGTATTCTGATTTCCTTGTGCACTTGGTGTGCCTGAAAACATAGAAGCTAACACTGTGTTAGGGCTCTTATCATTCACTGCAAACCCTGCTAGATTAACACTTCTTTCTAACAACATGTATGGTCCATTATCACCTTCTAAAATAACACCAATATTTTTGTAAGAGTTTTTTTCATTACCCTCTTTGTCTGTGTATTTGCCGTTAGCAACAGCAATGTCATACAATTTTTTAGCCATTATTGATTCTCCTTAATAAATTTAATGGTGTCCTCAACTTCCGTTAAGAACTTTATTACTTCTTCTTCAAGTAATTTAATTTGCTTGTCATCCCATTCTAATCTAATCACCACCATCTTTAGTTCTTCAGGGAATGATGGGCAATACGATACATAATCACACCACTTCCTACCAGTACATGCCATTTGCCAAAACATCTGCAACTTATATCTACTTGGTATTTGATGAGAGATTAATGTTTCTGTGTGGTTTTGTGGCTGTCTGCATTTGATTTCAATTAAGCCATCATCACCAACTAATCCATCAGGAGATGCTCCTGCCATGTCGATAGTCGGATGATCTACAAATCCAACTTCTTCTACATCTGCATGTTTAAACACATAGTGATCTCTAGCTTCATCCTCTGTGTCTATACCATGTTGCATAGCCTGATTGATAAATACTTCTGTTCTTTGACCTGTTAAGCGTTCAGTTACCAATTGTAGTCTGTAGTTTCTACGATAAGCTGACTCACCTGATCGTGTTGTTGCTGTTACATTAGCTAAATTAGACGCTGTAACTTTACCTAGCCTAGCACTAAACCACTCTTCACTTCGCTGTTCCATAAATCTCTCCTAATTTTTCTATATACTCTTCAGTTAACCTTCCTTCTCGGTATGAATCTACCCAACACCTATACTTTAAACCATCATGTTCAGATAAGTCTGGATAATTTGTTTTTAAGTATTCATAATCAACAGGAGTTATTTCACCACCAATGTGATACTCCATCAATTCATCAAATGCTTTCCTACTAGCTACCGTATCATCCATATTATTTTGTGTTTTAATTAAAGATTCTATTTTTTCTTTAGCATCTTTTTTACTTTTTGCTTTTAATACATATTCATTTGTATGAACTTCTAATTCATTGTAATAAACACTATATAATTTATTCTGTTTTTTCATTTTTACCCTCCCTAATTTCCTCTATAAATGATTGGCATTTCTTCCTAGCTTCATTATCCATCTTGTTATAGACTGCTCTAGCACCTTCTATGCCTTGTGCTTCATATACATTTTTAATCAAGTCTAATGGGTCTAAATCTGCTAAATCCTCACCTTGAAAGATATATAAGCCAATACCATGTAATGCAATAGCCTTTGCTAAACATCTTTGCATAGCTGTGTTTACTTGCATCGAATCAGGATTCTTAACGGCTTGATTCTTGTAGTTCATTACTGGTAATTGCATCGTCATACTCTTACCAAACGCATGGACTGTGCAAGTCACCATCATACTGTCATTAAAGATTTGTGGTTCATGGTATTCCCATGTTGCCATAGGGTCATGTTGTAATAGAATGTCTACAGCGTGTGCCCATGCAAGATAGTTAAACTGTCCTTTTTTTTCTATGTATTTAGATACATCTAATACTCTTAATTCTTGAAACTTACTTTTATCTGCCATAATTACTCTCCTTAATAAATATTTGTTGTTAAATATTTCTTGTCGTTTAAACAATCTTTACACATAGTAAAGAAATCTAAATACTTTTCATCTAAACCTAATTCTTCTACTTTCTCATCCCATGATGGATTTTTAGCACCTTCTTTATCATCACTCCAACCATAAAGATTGTCTCTGTGCATTATCTTTCTGCAACAACCACAATAATCATGTGTTACCAATGGTCTTAATTCTTGTTTTTCATGATGAAAGAAATCATCATACCACTCTACAACATCTCTATTTTGTCCATCAACAACAGAAAAATCTAACAAGTCCATAACGCTAAATCTGAAACTATTGTAAGTGTCTTCTTCATTTTCATAATACCCATAATCAACCCAATGGTCACACACTCCTTTTTCTAACTTATTGTTTGCTTTTTCTTGTATTGCATCTTTTAATTTATCTATTACAGATAATAAAGCCTCTTCTGGAGATGATGCCTTTACTTCTCTAAATTCTTTAGCAACATCAAAGTATACATCATAATAACTATCCATGATTAGTCTCCTGTTGTTCTAATTGTTGCTGATTGTATTCTTCTTCTCTATCATCCATACGCTGAATACAATCTTTAATATCCTGAATACTATTAGTGACACATAGTCTTTCAAATTCTAAATATTCTAATTGTTTTAGATACTGCTCTTTTGCATTACTCATATTTACTCTCCTTGTTAATATGTTTTTACAATATAACTCTATTTATATCGCCTGTCAACTTTTTTAGGATCATCTTTCCACCCCTTTGTTTTAAATACTTTGCCGTCTTTAGATGTAGCTTTGTACTGTATGTCATCACCAAAATGTTTCTTTAGCTGCTTAATCATTTCGTTAATAGTCATGGTCTCTCCTTAAATCGTAGCCCCTTTTTGTCATACCAAAAACTATATGTCGGCTCTCCATTCTCACCTATATAGTTTCTCTGCTTTTGTACAAATACTTTAGCGTCTGGAATGTTTCGTATCTGGTCTTCTGATAACTTCTCATCCTCAATCGCCTTTTCTTTATGCTTGTTTCTCCACACTGCAATAATATTATCAGTCAAGTTTGCTATATGATTACTGCCATGAATATCATTCTTTGTAGGTTGTGCATAAAAGTCTGTTAGCTTTCTTGTATGAGCAACCACAAATATATGTATTGGATATTCTCTTGCTAGTACAGTGATCCTATCTATAAACCTTTTCTGTTTATCATAGTTATCCTCTGCAATATCTGACATCTTCATCAAACTATCTATGACAATAATCTCACATCCTAAAACACTTGCGTACTCAATCATCGCATACATGTCATCAGTCGTGGTTACGCCATCTTGATTATAGATATATAACTTGTCTTCCATCTCATCAAGAAAGTCATCAACATATTGTGGTGTAGGTTCAGGGGATACTAACTTTTGTGTAATCATGCGTGTACATGTGAGTATGGGGTGCATTTCTAAACTTGCGATCAAACATTTAGTGCCATGAGAAAGTAAGTTTAAACACACTTGTGATAACCACATTGTTTTACCACTGCCGTTAGTCCCTGTTACAATTGTTACCTCGTGATTCCTGATTTTAAAGTCATCAGTCTTCACCCAACCTAATGACATACCTTTGTTTGCTCCATCAGTATCATAATACTCATGTAACTCATCTCGCAAATCAGTCGTAGTGATAATTTTAAATGATTCTTTATCCTCTAACTCTTTGGTATGCTCGTTGATTTCTCTCTTGGAAACAGTAAGCCTTTCCATAATATCACCAACAGTTTTAGTCATTACCATTTCACTTTCTTTTTAGGTTCTATCTTGGTTACTTTGTCTTCTGTATCCACTGCATCAAAGTCAATCCAGTCGTTTAAACTGTCAATTACTTTTTGAATCTGCATTGGATCACGCCTTGTTCTAAAGGCTATGGAATTAATATCTTTCAAGTAACCACTGCGTTCACTTGCTAAACACCATAACTCTAACAACAATGCCTTCTGATTATCATTCATCATTAGAAAGTCTTGGTCTTGCAACAGATCAGGATAGACTTTTATCCACGCCATCTTCCTATGACCTGTTGCGTTTTTAGGTTTATAGTGCTGAAATTTCTCCCAGTTTTTAATTCTCATTCTCATTCACCTCTGCTTTCTTGAGTATGTCTGCAATAATATCTTGCGTCTCATACACTCGCAGTTTTGGCATGTAACCAACCTGATACCAATAGTTTACGGCTTGTCGTGTTACTCCAAATGTCTTTGCGATACTTGATTTGTTGCCGTTAAAAGTATTTAGTAGTTTTTGTAAGTCAATCGTCTTCATATATTCTCCTTAAGTCATTTATGTTTTGTGATGTTTTGCAATCAACAAATTTTTTTACCATAAATTCATATTGTTTTTTATTGTAAACAATATTTTCATCTAACCATGTGTTTAACTTTTTAAAAAAATCTTTTATATGTATGTTGCTGTTCCAATATGGTGGTATTGTTTCAGGATACAGTTTAAACACATTTTTAATTAATGCTGACTCTTTTTCATAGCCAATATATATTTGTTTATCCATTGTTACTCTCCTTTTTATATTTATCAGGTGCATACTCATTAAAGATTTTGTAATTACAATCTATTTGTTGAGCCATGCACATAATTTGTGTGTATTCTACTGCTGACTTTTCCCATACAGAATGGTCATCAGAGTATTCACTATACCAATCATGATGTTTTAATAGCTTACGATATTGTTGCTCTATCTTATTGTCTACTCGTTCAAATGCCTTGAGTATTTGTGATTGTGCTGACATATTTACTCTCCTATAAATATTTAACTGTATAAATACAGTATGCCATGATAATGAACATCACTAAAAGAATACTCTTTAATATTATCATTGTCAAACTGTGTTTACACCTTTGCCACAATGTGCGTTTAAACATGTGGTCTTGATTTATATACATCAAATGATTGTTATGATAGGTTACTTTCTTGTTCCTCATTCTCATTCTCCTTGATGTTTTGTTCTTTAGCATAGTCCATAGCAAATTCTGTTAGCTTGTCTATGGAATCATGTGTAGGTGCAATATGATATAGCCCTGCATAAATAGCTGTGAGCATACCTGCAATCATATCGCTGTTAGGTTGTTTACCTGAATCAACTACAATATCGTATAGTCTTAATCCAAATTCATACCCTTCATCAAACCTTGCCTGTGTATCGTTACTCATTATCACTCTCCTCAATTTCTTCTATGTTATATTCTGAATCACACTCCATACAATCATGGTCATGCACTTCTTCTACTGCTTTATTAAATGCTTCATCATAATCCTTACCTTCTACTTCATACTCGTAAGTTTCTCTTTTGTGAAAAGTTACTGCCCATTTCATAATTACTCTCCTTATTTAATAAATCTAATTATCAAATCACCAAAGTATGGCGATTCATCATTTTGAGGAACAATCTCCCAATCAACATAATCCTCATTCTCTGCATACTGATCTAATAAATCTGTGTTAAATTGCATTTTTACTCTCCTTAATTTATTTCTTTTGTTAAGCCGTATTCTATATCTTCTCCATACATAGTATCGGCTATATAACTATCTAATAATCTATCTACAATACTATCAATATCTTCAAATTCCTCACTCTCAATGTTTCCTAGATTCGCTCCTTGAGTATCTGATAATTGATAAGCATTATTATAATTTTTATAAATTGTAAAATCACAATTATGTATTAATTGTTTTTTTTGTTCCAATGATAATGATGAAATATCATCATCACTAAAATACCATCTAACTAATTTTTCTTGAATATCCATTTTTACTCTCCTATATAATTTAGTAAAATTGTTTTGCTACATTCTCAATTTAGCATACTCAATTATTATTTGTCAAATAATTTTTACCTGTTTTAATAAAATAAATAATGGGGATTATAAAATAGTTACAATATAAGATAAGATAAGATAAATATAATATAAGATAATATTAAGATAAGATTAGATAATATTAAGATAAGATAATTAATTTATAAGCGTTTGAGAGCGTGTTTTAATATTTAGGTATATCTACCCCTTAACTA